AACACTCACACAACTTGCAAATTATTTGAATGTATCTGTGTCTTTTTTAAGCGCCGTCGAAAACGGTAGAAAGCCTGTCCCTTCAACCTGGCGCGGAAAGGCCGAAAAGTTTTTCTCTCAGTACGGCCTCCACACAGATTTTTCGAAAGAAATAGCACTTTCTTCAAAACAGATCAATCTAGACGGTTTGCCAACTCAAACCGCTAATGTCCTTTCTCGTGTATCAGCAGTGAACTTTCACAAACTCTCGGACGACAGCGTCAAAGAATTTTTAGAGTTTCTTAACAAACTAGAAGAGGAGCAAAACAAATGAGTTTCAATCATTGTGCTCGCCAGTCTTTCATCCCAGGAACCGAGGCAGACCCGATGAGCACGAAACAGATACATGACATCATGCTAAACATCCGTAATGGATTCGCAGCACCCGATGAAGCAATAGACATAGAGAAGGCCATCGACTATTGCACCTGGTTAAAAGACGCTTCCTGCGAAATCTTAACCCGCGCTGAGTTCGACGCTATACCTAACAGCAACCCATCTGAAGCCCTCTGGGACGGGGTTACAAAAACCATCTACATCCCCGAAGATCTCGAAAAGGTAGTAGGGGTTCGCCGAAAACGTTACACCATCGCCCATGAGTTATCGCACATGATTCTAGGCCATAAGCCTCCCGCACTCCTTTACGGACGTGGGACACCCTCACGAAGGGAAGACATCCCGCTCTATCGTGATCCCGAGTGGCAGGCTGACAAGGGCGCCAGCTTCTTATTGATGACTGCAGCTGGCGTCGAAACAAAATGCCTGTTTACCGCAAGAGAAGTTAGCGAAATGTTCAATGTTTCCGAAGAGAGCGCCGGCTATTTTCTAAATGACCTGCGCCGGATAAGCCGAAGAGCCTAAGAGAGGGCAATCTCATAGGCTCTTCTAAAAGTTTTGTTCCAAACGGGCTCTGGAACACAAACGCAGGGACAACGGGATTATAAAACCGTCTGCGTCATAAATCGAGCCCCCTTTATAGGAGTCCTCATTATGGACCTACAAATTTTCTTTACTGAAAAATTTCCTGAGTTAAAGGGAAAAGACAAAGAGACTCAAATTGCCATTTTGGAAGAGGAGGCCAGCAGATGCGGGAAATTCCTCCGGGAATGGCAAGAATTCAAAAAGGATATCGAGTTAAAAGGAGGCTCTCCGGCCCCTAAAAACGATCCTTTTGATCTAGTCGCTTAACCTCCGAACCCGCATGGTCCTACTGTGCGGGTTCTCTTTATTCAAAACCCAAAATGCCCAAGCCCTTAGCCGATTTCTTCAAAGATCTTTCTGTACGCCAACAAGCTGAAGTTTTAAATATTATCGAATCATTGCCCGATGACGTTCAGGCCGTTATCTTCCCCAGAGTCGATCGCTTCAATGTCATGAGCACCGTGGCAACGCCTTTGTCTACCTACTGGGTCGACATGGATGCTTTTGACGTTCTTCGCAACATTAAGACGCTGAACATTGACATTAGCCGATTCTTTTCTTACTACTCACTGCCGGAAATTATTGTTCTTCTCAAAGGGCATAGACCGGAAGAGTATCTCGGTTTACTGGCTTCAAATAGAAGTCTTCCGGACAAAATCAAAGAAAAACTTCGAGAACAATTAACCTGGGAAAATCTTTTAAAGCTCTTACTTCTTCTTGGTTAGCTCTACTAACGTTGCAATTAAAACCAGAAATGGAATAAGGCACCATTTAAGAGCGCTCCCCGAATAAATGTCCGGAAGGAGCATCTCTTTCCAGAAGTAAGTC